CTCCACAAACATATCTATCCAACTCTTGAAATCCACATCTTTATACTTCCTTCCATAAAAATAGCCGCTAGCTTTTGCTGGCGACTTGCTTAACAAGTTCATCTACTTCTGCTTGGCTAATCCAGCCGACACTCACGAACAAGGCTAAGTCATCCTTGTTGTAGATTCCTTGCTGATAGTAACTGATAATCAATGGTTTATATGCGTTCACGATTTTTCCTCCTTGGTCAATGTTGCCACCTGCTTTATCAAAGCTGCGTTTGACATAGTTATACTAGCAACCATCTTCATAGTTTCAGCATTTGCTAAGTCAGCTTCAGATGGCTCAGGTTTAGGTCTGTCAGCGTCTGGATCATAGCCAGCATCAGGAACGACTTGGCCGTCAATAATGCTGGAGTGGTTCTCATACAAGCCAACAGCATCGTCAACCTCAATAACCTCGAATCCTTCATCGGTTGGCCCTACTGGTCTGCTTTCATCAGCGTTTGCCCAATGAAGCAGACGGTTATTGCTATCCGTCCACACTTTGATTTTCATAACTGCCTCCTAGTCAAAATACGTATCACCCGTTGGATAATCATCCTGAGTTAAATAGGTAACCGATCCTGCATAAGCACCTTGACCTCGTGAGATAACGCCATACCAGCCTACAGTCCCACCGCCTGGCGTACTTGAGTACATGGTAGCTGATTCACCAGCATAACTAAAACTAGGACAAGCACAAACGATCTTATTTTTCAGGTACGGTTGGTATCCCGGTCTTATATCTGCCAATCTCAAATATTGATACTGATTAGCAATTGCATACAAATCAAAATTGACCGTCACTAGATTCCCACGGCGGGTATAGTAAATGTATCCCGAAGAGAAGTCGATGTTATGATATGGTGTTGTGTTACTGTAGAAGTAAGTAACGTTATCTGTTGATTTGTATGTGCTGAACACATACTTCTTGTCGGCCGCATTTTCATCACTAACTAATGTTGAAAGATTGAGCTTGCCACCTTGCAAATTAGCATACTGAACATCACCGGCATTGTCGGGTGTGCGTTCCCGACTGATAAATCCCGATGGTCCTAAGTCGCTAATTAGCATGTGTCCATCTGCTCTGCCTTGATCATTTTCAACGTTGCCTGTGATATTCAAGTGACCATACTGCATACTGGTGTTGCCACTGCTAAACTTTCCTAAATTGGCATCGCTAAGAGCAGTGTGATGGAATGGCGCATTGATATCAGGAGAATCAATGATCGCACTGTCAATCTCAATTGCAACAAGTTTCTCAATATTTAGAATCGCTTGCTGAATGCTCTGGTCAATCCAAGTTGATCCATCGTAATACTGCAATGCTGTGGCATCGTTAAGTGTTGTCCCATGCCACCACAAATCGCCTTTCTTGGGACTAGCGGGCGTGCCCAACTGAATGTATGTGTATGGCACATCCTTGCTTCCGGGAACGCCTTGCAGTCCTTGAGGCCCCTGTGGACCTTGAGGGCCTTGAGGACCAGTATCGCCCTTTGGCCCCTGCACTAGTTGCCAAGAATAAAGTGCCGGATTCGTGCTATCGGCTTGTGTGAAGTCTGTATAACTACCAATGTACTTGCGAGAGCCGGGAGTATCGAGCGAAAAGTTCGTTTTGCCGTCACTACTGTCAGCATAGGCAATATGGAAGTACGATGTCTTGCCATCAGCACCCGGTTTCCCCGGCACCCCATCTTTACCATCCGCACCGTCCGCACCTTTAATGAGCGACCAGTTATAGTCACTTGGATTCATGCTGTCACCAGATGAAAAGTCGCTGTAGAAACCAATGTACTTACGGTTAGGATCAGTGGTTGAGAAGTCGGTCTTCCCATCTTGGCTGTTTGCGTAAGCAAAGTGAGCGTAAGTGGTACGACCATCAGCACCCGGTTTCCCTGGCAATCCTTCATCGCCCTTTGGCCCCACGTCACCGTCTTTACCTTTGAAAAGTGCCCAATTGTAATCAGCCGGATTGGTGCTGTCTGCCTTTGTGAAGTCGCTGTACGTGCCAATGTACTTTTTGCCATCGCCACCAGATACCGTGAACCCACTTTTACCGCTTACATCATTCGCCCAAGCAGTGTGGAAATAGCTTGTACGGCCATCTGCACCCTTTGCGCCCGGAACACCATCAGCGCCATCCTTTCCCTGAATCAGTGCCCACTTGCCGGCGTAATCTGCCGGATTGTCACTTGGGACTGATGACTTATTTGACCAAACGATTGCCATATACTTCTTACCAGTTGGGAAGGCACTCATATTGGTACCCTTGTCATCATCGGCATAGCGAAGCCATGGGTAGTATTGAACGGTTTTAGGGATATTTTCAATCTTAACCGCCATATCTTTGAGCGCAGAATACAAATTAGGCTGCTCATTTGCGTAATCTCCTAAAGTGAGCCTCGTATAATGACCAGCACGGCTGCGTTCAACTGACAACACCTTTGCAGAAAGAAATAGATTCTGGTTCTCGTCAACAATGTGTACTGTTTGGTTCAATGGCACATAGGGCACCTTTGCCAAATCAACTTCATAGTTGACATTTGGATGGTTATACTTCTTCAAGTCTGCCAAAGCCGCTTGCAATAATGTGGCTTGAGTAGTCGAATCAAATGTTTTAACCCGATTCCAGTCAGAATGTGTTGGGTTAGGGTTGCTGTTGCTTAGCAAACGTGAATATTTTTGTACGGCAATGGTGTCGTGCAAGAATCCGTACTGGTCAAGTACAAACTGCCCGTTGGGATCTTTCCACTGATACCCAATCAAATTAATTGGATCGTTTGAACCGTCAGGTGTAGCACCATAGGCCTTCACCGAGGTTTCCATGTCGTAGATATCAACTGTCTTTACGATATTGTTGATGTCTTTGTTCATCTCAAAAGAAATTAAACTGTCGGAAGTTTCCTCATGTCTGATATTGATAACACGTTTTACCGCAGTCGTACCTACAAAAACAAAGCCAAAGCTAAGCACTGCGCCAAAATCTTCTGCGACTGATTTAATACGGTTGAGTGAAGTGTCCTCGTCTGTCCATGTAAGTGTTCTGACGTTGTCTGGAAATTCATTAATACCAATCTCCCAACCAGAATCATTCGTAAACATTAGGATGTAATCAGCGATGGTATACGCTTTGTCAGCGGTATAGGCACCGACCACTTCATTCATCAGATCGTTACCTGCATCCGTGCAATCGACTGTATGAATATGCGCTAATGTATCGTGAGTAACACTGGCAATGACCATTTGATGTCCATTGCCTTCTTCATCCTGGTATAAGACGAAGTTGTTTTCAGCCGCCATTTCATCAATGGCCTGCTCTTGCTCAGTTTTAAATGGAATCGTCAGGGTCAAGGCAATGGCAGGCCTATCATCAGTTGCTTTTACTTCACTATCAGCGCTAACCAGCCATTCGCCTTTTCCAGTTGTACGTGCAACACCCATGATGTTGAATTTTCGGTCTGAGAAATAGTATTCCATTTACAGCCACGCCTCCTTCAAACCAACTTCACACTCAAATGGTTGTGCCCAGCTTGATGGCATGAGCTGAATGATGGTATCTCCGGGTGGCAAAAGAAACTTGTCCCACTGGTTGCCTAATGTATGCAAGGTGCGATCTTCATTGCCATTGAAATAAGTTTTGGTATTAGCTACATCGATTGTAATTACATCGCCATTGCTGAAGCGATTCTTAATATCTGTATACCAGCTTACGTTCTGCCATTTAACGGTAGACGCAATTAGATACATAGTCGACTCACCCCATGTCTTGTCTCGCATAAACCACGCTGAAAATTGCTTAGTCTCGACACTAGCAGCGTCCGCAAAAGTGAATTGACGGGTGATAGTCGTCTCTCGTCCTCGATTGCCAACCCATGGTGACACTCTAAAAACAACCGAATTACCAAATTTCTGCAATTCCAGCTGAATGAACTTGTCGTTAGTGAAGATATTGCGATCCAACTGTTCATTGACGACTAGTTGATTTTTGTAGTAACACATCCACCATATTTGGTCAGACAGTGCGCTATTGTCTTTCAGTATCATCTGAAAGATTGGCTTGCCGTCACTTTCTAAGGTTGTTTCGAGTGAGCCAACCTTTGAGACACCAGTTTGAAAACGTGTCATGACGTCCCAAGTCAGATTGCTCTTAAAGTTACCATTATGTGTCTGAGCAAGGTTGTGCTTGATTGAAGGACCGTTCCAATACTTGTGGTCGCCAGTAATGCTGGGCCAATTAGGCTCAACCTTCCAGCCATCATAGCTGTCCTCTGTCCAAATTGCATTGCCAATCTGTTCATTTGGCGTAGCTGGACTGTCTCCCCAGTAAAGATTATTCGAAGCCGCTTGATTATCCATGTGCGAGCCTTTAACGGCTGCCAAATTCAAGGCCACTTCACTTTCTTTGCTAGTATAGCCATCAATTTCTTCAGGGTTGCCAAATTGAAGAACGCCACCCTGACTATTGGCAAATCCTAGAAAGCCGTTATCAGCATGCATAGTTGCCGTAATGATTGGCTCAACAGGATAAGTGCCGCCATTGTGAACCGTGATGGTGTCGGCATAGTATTCAGGATCAGCTGGGTTAGGTGACCATGTGGAGTAAGTGGTACCTTCCTCTAACTTGGCTTTGAGATATTGATAGGTGCCAACATCCGTTTTTTGGAATGTCCAAGCAAGTGTCACCTCAATCTGAGCTGCTCCAGTCGTCCCCGGGTCAGGCCATGTGCAGACAATCGTGCTGCGCTGATTTGCTCCCATTTGTGTAGTCACGGGAAACCCATCCAAATGTATCCGATTGCCATTAATATCATTCGCCCAAAGTTGGAAACTGACAGCAAAATCAGCCCGCCCAAGCAAGACCGTAGCTGCATACTTTTTCCCAACGGTAGGATTGTTGAACGATCCAAGCTTTTGAATATTCCATCCCGACCCTGTGACTGATACTGGGTCGGCGCTTGTGCCTGCCATGAGATTCAGTGGGATATCCTTGTAAGGCATGTTGTCAAACGTCTTCGTGGCTACCGAGTGCGCAATGCCACCATCGGGACAGACGAAGCTGATTGAGATTGTCCCTGATCGGAAACCTTCGGTGAAGGTGGGCTGACTGTCTACGATTGCTAGATAATATTTATCCGGTTCATCCCCAAAGATTAGCTGCTGTGGTTCGTCCGCATCAATAGCAGCGGCCAAGGAACGCCTTAGTGGTACCAAATCATCATTCATAACGATTCCAGTTACCACAATCGGCTTGACGTCCCGCGACATGTATTGCAACATCTGGCCATCGCTAATCCCGACCTTTTGCATTGTGTTGACGTGATTAGTTCCTATGTCACGTTTGACCATCTGCACATACATATACTTACTAATATCTACGCCAGCGTATGTGATGCTTATGCCTGCTTGCTTCAATTAAACGGTTCCTCCTCTCCAATAAGCATTAAACCTGTCTTTTCTGTCGTTGTACTGTTTAATCTTTGACGCAACTTTTGGATAAAACTGGTCGTCACCAATCTGCAGAACAAACGCAAGCTTCTTGAATGTATCTATCATTTCATCTAATTTTTTAACAACATCATCCGTGCCACTATTATCTGTTGCTACCTGATTGCTGTTTCCCAAGTTGTGATTAATATTGGTAACAGCCTGTCCCAATAGTTGCCAAGCACGGCTTGTTTTAGTTAACGGTAGAATTGTTTCTGGACCATCTTCGCCAACAAGCGCATGGATTGGCTGTGTGATCAAGCCACCATTGGCGTAACCTTCAGGGCCACTGACACGAGCAAAAGCAGAACTTCCAGAGCCGTAGATGGCCTTCATGTAGTGAATACCGGCAAGCAGATCGTCATAGCCGTTATAGACATCGTTGTGGCCGGGGAACTTAAACGCATTGAACGTTGGCCCAATGGTTTGCACAAGCCCCATTGAAGGTATACCGGCTTTAGCGTTGCTATCCCACAGGTTAATTGCCCTAGGATTACCATTGGATTCACGCTGGATAACTCGCATCCATGCAGCAACTTGGTATGCTGAGGCATCAAATCCATTGGCCTTTAAAGCTCGAATAACATATGGCTTCCAACGTTGCACGCCTGACCCACCGGGATTGGCCATGGAATCTTCTATTTTTTTAAGCTTTTTTTTGATCCAATTGCCAATTCCGTTATATGCATGTTTGAAAATGCCAACTCCTAAGTCTCCAAATGCTTTTACTGGAGATGAGCTAACAATGCCCTTGATGCTGTTGCTTATAAGTTCGGTAACATGCTTAACCGGGTGAGCGATCCAATCTACAATCGCTTCGAACTTATCACCGATCCATTTGCCAACATCTTCAGCCTTATCGACTACCCACGAACTAGCGTCTTTAACGCCGTCCCACACACTGCCAATGATGCCGCCTTGTGCAAAGCTGGGAATGCCATACATATCTGCAATGGCTTTACTTTCTTTGCCATTGTAAATACGGTCGCCAGTCTCAAGTGGAAGAATAGCGTTGCGCTTTTCAGCATATATCCACTGATTTGTGCGCTTCTTGTGGATCAATTCTTTGTAATGCTCGCTGCCGTCATCGTTAACCATAGCCAATTGCGTACCATCTTTACCAACTTCGCCGCCTTTGGCAAAGTGTACGTATGATGGCAGACCAACTTTTTTAACACCGAAGAATCCTAGAACACCATTGACGGCACTAAGACCGGTTCGAATAACGCTGACAACGAAATTAATGCCGCTTTCTGCCGCCTTTTTGATACCATCCCAGATTCCGCTGAAGAAGCTACCAACGCCACCCCATACATCTGTCCAAACATTTTTAATGTTCCTGATGACACTGCCAATTGTGTCAGACATGCCATGAATGATTGGCGTGAAGAATTTAACCATGCCTTTCCAAATGTTTCCAAAGAAATCAGAGATGGCACCCCATGTTGTATTCCAGACATTTTGAATGAACTTTAAAGTTACGCTGATGCCCTTCGAAAGGGTGTTTGATACATTGTTATATATCTTAACAATGCCATTCCAAATATCTTCGAAGAAATTAGAGATTGCTTTCCAAATACTATTCCAGACTTTTTGAACTGCATTTAAGAAATTCGTGACATTCTTGACTATCCAATTGGTAGAGGAAGATACAATCTTGACAATTGAATTCCACGTATCAGAAAAGAACTTAGAAATAGCTCCCCAAGTTTTATCCCATGCGTTTTGAATTCCTTTTGTTGTGCTGCTAATCGTTTTGCTGATTGTGTTTAGTGGAGGCTTAACAAACTTTACTAAGCCATTCCATACATCCTTAAAGGGCTTCTCTACTTTTTTCCATGCAAGTATGAAAAGACCAACAATAAATGCCACAGGATATACAATTACCTTTTTAAGATCATCTAGTCCTGCTTTTGCAATTTTCACAATATTCTTCCAGATAGAAGACGTTGTTTTGCTAATTGGATTCCAAACTTTAGACCACGCTGTTGAAAGTGACTTTCCCCAACCGTTAACGGTCTTTAGAAAACCATCCCAGCCTTTACCGACACCCTTCCAAAAATCATTCCATTCTTTCTGTGCCCGCTTATTAGCTGCTTCTTGCTGTTTCTGCTGTTTCTTTTGAGCTGCAGCAGTGGACTTGTTAATGCCATCCCACCATTTGACTACATTGTTAGTCATTTGACGAGCATCCCAGCCAAGGCCACCTAGCCAACTATCAGCTGGCTTTTTTTTAGCATTCCAGCCATCTGTAAACTTTTTAGCGGCATCGCCGGCCCATTTACCGGCCACTTTGCCAATTGTGGCACCAATTGCGGCGCCTAATGGGCCACCAAAAAAAGCACCGATGCCACCGCCAATCAGCGTCCCGGCAGATTCACCAACGGAAGAAAACTTTTGGCCGACAGTGCCATGCTTACCAAATGCTTTTGTTAAATCCTTTAAGTCACTAATCGCGTCATAAGCAATCACCACGGGAACTGCAATTTTAGCTAGCTTGCTACCAATGTTCAGTTTACTGAAGTTGGACAGGATTGATTGAGCTAGTTTAGTATCACCCAGCGCTTTCAGACCGCTGTACACATGACCCAATCCTGCTGCAAATTCCAGTGCTTTTTTTGTCATCCACAAACCTGCAATTACTTTGACGGTAGTTTGAATACCAGATTTGTTTTTGACAATATCATCTAGCACATCATGGATAGCTTTTAGCGGGTCTTTCATCGTCTTTGCATTGGAACCACCGACATTTAGCCAACCAGCAATGTCTTTGATTGCGGTTTTAAACAAGGACCAGACTTCTTCACCAGCAATTTTGGCAATGCCCCACATATCTCCGGCAATACCAGTAACATCTTTTTTGTGTGCGGAAACATAGTCCAGAACGTTCTTGGCCCAGTTAGCAATGTTTGCCAGTCCTTTACCTAGTGTAGTAGCGGCACTTTGAACAACAGATGATGTCAAAATACCAGCAAGTGATTGCATGCCACTATTCTTAACATTAAGCAATGGTGCTGCCATCTTAGCCTTGATTGATGTCCAACTACCGGATAGCTGTGCAAGCGCACCTTCACTAGTTTTTCCGAATTGGTCAAATGTGTTCTTGCTTGTTGTCCCAACTTTATAAACTAAGTTCATGAATTCGTCAGAATTGATTTTTCCGTCAGCAACCATTTTGGCAAATGAATCCTGACTGACTCCGGCAGCTTTGGCTAATTGTGCGCCTAACGTAGGGGCCTGCTTTTCAAGTTTGGCAAGGTTGGTTGTTGTTAAATTGCCTGAAGCAACGACACGTGTCATCGCTTTAGACAAGGAATCCATGCCTTCTCCGCCTTTGTGCGAAGCAGTGGCAATGCTAGCAATACCAGCACTAATGACGAGAGTTTTACTTGTGACACCATGTGTCATGGTATCAACGGTGGTTTGCATTTTGTTAACTTCGCCACCGGTTGCACCAGTCTCACTGCGCAAATATGACATTTGACCGGAAAGAATCTGGATATCATTGGCTGACTTACCCATGTTCTCCCACGTCATATTTAGCTTTTCTCCGGCCTCGTTAAGTTCAAGCCCAGACTTTACCGTGTCAGTAATGCTTGAGCTTAGACGTTGCCAGCCGCTCGTAATGGCATTGGTGATTAAGCCACCCTCAACAATTTTGTGAAGCAAACCCGGTGTCTTTTCTGCTTGCTTGTTTGTTCCCGATATAGCTTCCTTAACTCTGTTGAAAACAGACGGATTAGCCTTGTCCATTTCAGCTTGCAAACCGGTCATAGAAGACTTGGCTTTTGCTAAACTGGTAGCCGTTTCATCAACACGCGTCTTCTGTGTTCGCCATGCGTCTGAATCCTTGCCACTAGCACTGGCAATCTTGTCCAACTCAGCAGACTGTTTAGACAACTGTTCATTCAGATTGGCAATGGAGGACTTATAGCCTTCCATTTTGGCTTTGTTGGCTTCTTGCTGATTGCCTTCAGCCTCTAAGCGAGTAACATAGGCTTGATTTGCCCGTGCAGCTGCTGTGTATTCTTGCTGTAAGCCAGCTAATCCAGACTTTTGATAGTCCATGGCCTGTTTGGCACGGTCTTGCTGAGCTTGCATACTGGCCAGTTGCTTGTTAGCGCCATCGATTTGCTGCTGATACTTTAAAAACTGTTGAGCAACATCGGCAGTATTACCCTTCAACTCAGCTTGTTTGGCTTTGAGAGCGTCAATCTTAGACTGCTGTGCTTCAATAGACTTACCCAAGCCGTCATACTTGGCTTGAGCAGCGCCAACTGCATCACCAGCGGATTTCATCTCCGCCTCTTGAGCTTTCCAAGCATTTTGGCTAGAACGAACAACCGCTGTTAATGATTTGACGGATTCGCTTGCCGACAATAGATCAAGGGCAATCTTGGTGCTCATTGTTGCATTAATTTGTTGTGCCACTTCAATCACCCTTTCTCTTGGTATTGCTTCCACATAATTGCCGGATCAACTGGCCGGTCTTTCTTATCCTTGGCGGACATCATTTCCAGCATTTCAAAATAATCAGCATCATCAAAATCCTGCATTGACCAGTGGAAATACATGACTGCCTGCTTTTTCATCCATCTAAAGTCCTGTAGCTGATTTTCAAGCTCATAAACTTTTACGGCTGGATTAATCTTTGCTTTTGCTGGCATCCTGCTTCTTGGCAGCTAAGTCAATATCCTCATCACTCATGCCCATCATGCGCTCAAAAGTGTAATTAACTGCCTGAATAGTGTCGGCAAATTCTAAATCCCCAAGTTTTTCGATTTCTTGCTTGTTCAGGCCTAAAACCGTGGTCAAGAAGTCGATTGAGTCATGCAGCATATCGCGTTGCATTTTAATAATTTCTACCGGTTCCATATCAGCAACATCGTCTGCCTTGGCCATCAGCAACTGTAAGTCATACATCTTTTCCATGTTCCGATTACTGGTCTTGACTTCATGTACACGGTTGCTAAGTTGACTAACTTTGATTTTCATTTGTAATACCATCCTCTGTATTTGATAAGGTCACTGTGGTGAATCGGACACCACCAAGTTCACCAGAAAGCGACTTTTGAGCATAAAAAATAGCGCACGTTCGTGAGCCATTCATCAGTTGTTGCTATTAAGTTGCATCAGATTGCGTCTGTCAGCATCGACTTATTTGCCTGCTGTTGGGGTTGGCAATACATATCCGCCGAACACTTCTTTGTACATGTTGGCTTTGTCAAACTTGCTGTCAAGATCGCTATAAATCTTGTATGGCTGATTGTTGAATGCCGCAGTGGAGAGCGCAGTGTAAGTCAGAGTATCATCCACACGTTGTTCAGCTGCCGCATCAGTTTGAATGTTCGCTGCGGTTTCGGTCATGATGCCATCGCCAAAGCCATAGTAAACAAAGTGCAGCCGATCAATGGTCTGAGTTGTAATCAGCAATGCCACATGAGCCTTCAAGTTCTCATCTGTATAACCGCCCTTGCTATCACTGACAAACCCTTTGATTTGTTGCTTGATTGCGTAGTCCAAGTTGTTAATGTCCAAGGCTACTGACGGTTCTGAAGTTCCGACCGTAACGTCTTGAACGTTGTTGTTGCCATAAATCTTAGTAATGGTGCCTGCTAATCCTGTAATGTTGGCAGTTTTAGCACCTAAGTCTTTGTGATCGACAGTATAGATACCGTCTGTTCCTAATCCTGCCCCAGTGCCAGAAATTAACTTTTGTTGTGCATCAACCAAGGCCAGTTGAATTTGATATAAACCTACTGTTGCCATTTGAAGTCCTCCTAAATATTCTTTGTTCTACTGAAATAAAATGTGTTAAAAAGCTGCTGCGTGTCTGGGTCTAACGTACGTTGTCTGACAGCTGCTACCTGCCAATGCTGATGAGTAAAAGCCTTCATCATGGCTATCTCAATGGTTTCGGGATCAGAATCAAGCAATTGCGAGTACCAAATCTGTAATTCTACTTCCTGATTCAGCGCCCAGAAATCATTGTCACCATAGGCGGTCGGATCATTAGCAGCATCAGTAATCAACACAACAGTTTTTTTAAGACTGTCAACTAACTCTTGCGGCAGGTTGTTGCCCTCAACAGCATCAATACCGGCAATGCTGGCTTGGCTAAGCATTGTTACCGCATCATCTACGGCGCTCATTTATCCCCACCACCATTCGCTTTGGCAATCATTGCCTGATATTTCTCGGCTTCAGCGGCAAATACAGCGTCTTTGGCATCGTCACGGGCATTATCAACAAAATGGTCAGCGTGAATATACTTGGTGCCATCATTTAAGAAGCGGGCAATGTAGTCTTTATTGCCAAACCCAACCGTTGAGCTTCCATTATGGTCACCGTCAATATCTCCCACAGCACTACTGATGTCCTCGCTCAAATGTCCATACTTACCGCCATCCCCCTTAGTATTTGGGTGTTTTTCTTTGGTGGTCTCTGTTAGCTTCTTAGCGTAAACATCAGCACCAGCCTTGGTGATCTTTTCTTGGTCGCTAATAGACAATTCGGCAGCCTTCGATACTTGCTTAAGCCATTCTTCAAGTGCCTCATCCATGTCCATGGTCATGCCCCCTTAGTTGTTTTGACTAGGGTCAGATAGTCATAACGAATAGCATCGTTACTGTCGTCCGGGGACACATCAGCAATGTCATACACAATGCCACCGAGACGTGCCTGCTGCTGTGCAGCGTTCCTATCATCATGTCGGGTGATGATCGTGATTGAATTATCCAAACGTGTTCCCACAAGCGTGTACTGCTGGGTGAGTGTTCGTTTCTGCTGTTTGTAATGCAGGCTATAAGCCGGAACAAAGCTAGTGATATTAATGCCGGCACCAGTCTTGTGTGATTGTGGAGATCCGAGATCAACTTTTCGGCTGAAATCACTCGGCTTGAAATTAGCTGCCATCAGTATCACCGCTATCCGAATTCACTGGCTGATTGGCTTGCAAATGGAGCAACATCATCAAAACACCTTGCGACAGCCCGTTTTCAAGAGCACGATCATAATATTGCTGTGTAACCATTGTCTTAATGGCAAGCTTTGCAATCGGATCGGATTGATCGAGAACTCCCACGGAACTTGTAACTACCCCCGTAGCACCAGCAACTAAGTTTGTAATGGTTGTCTTTTCGGCATCATCAAGATTAAGTTCTGCCATTAGGTCAGTAACAATATCAGATTGAAAGCTGTCATTATCAGCCATTACTTCATCTCCTTTATTGGCCGCCTGCCAGTTGATCAGCAAACTGTTTCTTTCATAGGCGACCACTTAGATTATTTGCCTGCGCTTGCTGCTGGAAAGTTTGCTTGCTGGTCAGCAATTGCGGAGAACGATCCAGCCACAAAGGCATCAGCATCAGTTGCTTGCACATCGAAGCGGTCAATGACACGCAACTTTGTCTGGTCACGTTCAAACGCTCCAGCACCGATATTGGTAACAACCAAGCTCATCTGTTGACGGTCAAACAGTGTGGCAGCCTGAGAAAGATCGCCATAATATAACGGATGAACTGGTGCAACAGAGGTGCCTGCGCTTGGCAGCCAACGGTCAGAGATGACAACCACTTGATGACCACGAATGCTGTAAGGCATGTCAGGAACAACGTTGGACTGAATGAGATACTGGCCCATGGCGTCCTTAACCTTTGCCAGCTGTGCAAACCCGCTAACGTTGGTCATCAAAACAGATGTGGACTGGATAGCCGGATCAACAGCCGTGTAAATCATATCCAAGATGTCGTCAAACTTGGCAATTGTTGGCTTCTTAGGAGCGTTGTTCATTGCTGAAATGATGACGCCATTGCGCGTTACAACATCCTTACGGGAAACAAATTGTTCAATCCACGCTTGAATGTTTTGATCGCTGTCATTAAGCAAAGTATTCGGCATGGTAGAAATACCGGCATACCGATGAATAGTGTATTTGATTTGTTTCAACTGTGGATCATCGTTGTCACCAATAACCGTATTCTCATCATCAAGATTTGCCAGTGGTGTGATTGTTTCAAAAGGCTCATACACGCGTGACCCAGTAGGGGTAGAAACATTTTCAACATTCACATATTGTTCAAGAGACGCGTATTGTCGTTTTAGTTGATTGATGTTGGTCTGAATATCAGGCGGGATCGTCAACCCCGCATTGGACTTATCACCGTCAGTATTGCCGGAAGTTACCAAATCCGTAATCCGTTTCTTGCCCGTAGCCAAATCCACAAAATTGTGGACAAAGTCTTGAGCCTTAGACGTTTTCTGAATGATGTTTACCTTTTTTTCGGTAATGTCAGTTGGCTTTTCTGCCTCCGCTTCAGCTTTAGCGTCATCCAGCGCTGACTTTGCGAAATCTCGAGCAGTTTTAGCAGCCTTCAAATCATCAGTTACTTTCTTAACGTCATCTTCTGTATAAGAAGACGGATCAGATGCCAAGGCAACCGCCATCTTTTGCGACTTGTCTTGCAAATCAGTTACCTTTTGTCCCGCTGAAATCCATGCGGTGTTTAAATCGTTTACACTAGCCATTATTTGGCCTCCTTATTTTTAATACCCAACAACAAAGCCAGCTTAGGATCAATGGTTTTCTTTCCATCGTCCTTAGGCTGGCTTGTGGCTGGTTTATTTTGCTGACTGTTTGCTTTTGCCATCAATGATTTAACTCGGTGAATCATGTCAGTTGTTAGTGGCAAAACACTATTTGTAACTGCTGGTGCTGTATCAAACATGATATCATCAGCGAAGCCTTTCTCAACTGCCTCTTTGGCATTGATCCATGTCTCGTTAACCATCATGTTGTACACATCGCTAGGACTCATACCGGTTTTTGCTACATATACGTCAACCAATGACTGGTCAATGCTGTCTAACGATTGGCCTGCTGAATTTAATGCATCAACATTGCCGTTTGCTGACGTTGATGCTCTGTGAATCATCAGTTGAGCCGTTGGCGCCATCTCGACTTTATCTCCTGCCAAGGCAACCACTGATGCTGCAGACGCTGCAAGGCCAACAATATTGGTAATGATGCTACCTGAATAGTTCTTAATGGCCGTTGCCATCTCGCTACCAGCAAATACATCACCGCCCGGGCTATTAATCTCTAAAACAACGTCCTGTCCGCTTGCCTTTGACAATCCGTCTGATAAATCAGATGGGGTAACTGTCTGGTAACCAAAGAACTGATAAATGTCGGCATCATCTTCACTTGAGATAACGCCCTTAATTGGTACCGTTACTGCCATTCGTATCACCTCCTTTAAGGTCCGACTCCGCAGGCGTATATTTAGGCGCATCGTCTGGCAAGAAACCGACACGACGAAGCAAGAAGTCGGATTGGTTGCCAGAAAGCGCACCGTTTTTTACGGCACCCCCAACGGCTGCTAAATAGCTGCTCCGATCCTGATCAATGGCCGGCTGAATATCGATTTCAATAGCAGCCGAGAATTTCTCATTTAACTCACTGGCAATAGCCTGTGCATATCGGTTGAGACTATTCGCATACATACCCTCAATCATCGATAAGGATGACTGCTGGTCACCTTGACCATTCAAGCAGCTGTCAGGAATGTTGTAGACTTTCGCAATCTGCTTGCTTGTCCAATCTGTCGATGAGAGCAGCTTAGAGACGTCCGAGTTTAGTTCCAACGGAGCATATGTTGTCAGCTCATCAAGTACGACTGGACCCTTATTCGAGGTTGCTTGAGTCATGAATCCTGCCGACAATGCCTGCTTTTCTTTGAGACTTAATGCCGACCCATTCTTTGCAGTCAACGTTCCGTTCGAAGTAATGGCCTTTGACAGTGCCGATATTGTCAACCCATTGGCACTGTTTTTGATGTTCAGCTCGTTTTGCAGAGCTAATAGCGGTGACCGGCCAACCTCTCCACCATTTCCAATGCCGAGCAGTCTAAGATGAATCATGTCTGACTGTGGCACATTGTTCATAACAGAGATGCTTGGTTCATCAAAAGAAACGTTGTAAGTGAGTCCAGTGCCATCGCTTAAAAGAAATACAGATACTTGAGACGGGCGCAAATATTCAAGACGAACGGGCTGACCGGTAAGCTGGTTGCGCCAAATATACGCATAGGCATTCCCATCAAGTAGCAGTTGTGCCGCCATTGACTGCCAAAATGCTTGCCGGTTAGTGGTTGCTGACGGATGATCAAGAATCGTTTGTGTTCGTGGCTGTCCTGCTTGCATATAACAGGTTGCCAAGTCAGCAGACAATTGATAGATCGTTGCATAAAGGTCTGAGTTGAGTAAGGCCTTACGTGCCGGAACATAGCTTGTAGGGTCAATTGCCAACCCAGCCAAATTATCATCAAAAACTGACTCAAGTACGCTCTGATATTCTGGAGCAGCACGATTAGTTGCTTTGTTGTTTAAGAATCCAAAAAGCACCATCAGTCACTTCCCTTCTTGGCTTTGCTAATCACAAGTGCTGTTGCTACCAACAACATTCCCAAAATCACTTGCCCGACTAACAGACTGACTGAGAATGCAGCATAGACTAGGACACCAAATCCACATAAAAAAAGAACCGTCTCAATATTTGCAAATAGAAACAGTCCTACCACTTTCAAAGCTTTACTAAATTGTTCAACCAACGGCATCACCTCCAAACCCAAACTGGCCGTCTTCGATCATTTTTTTGAACTTCTTGGGCGTCATCAGTTCAACTTCTTTGGTGCGGTCATTCGCTATTCCATAATCCTCGAAGTGATACATGCCTTGATAAAGAGCGTCAATTAAGGCATCAACCACATCGATTTTCAACGTTGCTTTGGCCTTATCGACTTGAATTCCGACCTTGTCTTCATAAATTTGAGCATTAAGCAATGCTTTTTCCATGATTTTGTCGTCTAATCTAGTGATCGATTTCTCAATAAACATCGTTTGTAAAAACTTAGTCGGGTCCTTCAGCTCTCCAGTTCGTTGCTTGACCGGCAAAAGATTCCAGCCAGAATTAAGCTCTAACTGTTTAACCATGCGGGTAGCACCCTTTGCATCGTATCCAAAGCACATGACGTTCAACCGGTGCTTCTCAACAAAATCAATCAGCCACGTATACACCTGATCATCATTGATGATTCCTTGCGGATGGCTAGTGATTGTGCAAAAGCCTTCTTTTGCCAACTCTCGGTAGGCAATACCGTCTTGCTTTTCCTTGGCTTCAATTGATCCAGCTTTTTGCCAAGGAATAAACGAATGTTGAGCAATGTACCAGTGTTTTCCATCGCTATCCTCATAAGGAAAAACAAAAGCAAGCGCAGTGTTATCGCTGAACATCGAATAGTCAAATCCGATATAAACATCACGACCATCAATTTCAAAGCTAGGAATGATTGCGTGTTCAACGTCTGCTAGTTTCAAGTAACTATCTGATGATTCTTGAAGCCACATATTCAGATTCTTGTTCTGAAAATCTCCAATATTGTTTGAGAGCATGTCACTGTCACGTTTGTCCACCAAGCCTTGCATTAACACTTCTCTTTGATCAGGCAAATCCAATAGTGGATTACTCTTAACCCAAGTTTCGGGCTTGAACGTCTCATTAAGACTGTCTTGCGCCCAAATAAGTCCTAAGTACGTATCAGCATCTCGTTTGTAATCCTGTTCCATGGCCTGCTGTATCATTTTCTGATCTTCATGAAACGGTACTCCGGGCTTAGGATAAGCTGTTGAAATCTGGATGAACTGGCGATTCTTCACTTTGACTTGTCCAGATATGATTTTTGATATCTTATCGCGGCTTTCGACTTCTCCGATTTCATCAAAAATGGCTGTCGTAAAATGATAGCTATCATATTGGCCCGATTCATGGCTTATTGGGCGTAACACGTTATTGTTGTTACGCATAAGGATCTGGTCTGACTGAATACTATGGTTATCCAAGCCAACCTCAGCCGCAAGCGACCTAAAAGGCTCATTAGCAATGATCTTTTTCATCATTCCTTTGATGTACCCATATATTTTCCCGGTTTGCTTGTAATTAATCGATGCTACTAAGAAATCTTGGTTAGACAATCCCAGCGATTCAACTAAATATGAGTAACACGCAATGATCGACATCATGTACGTCTTGCCTTGATCACGTGCAACACTAACAATGGCACGACTGAACCGTTTACCACCATCTTGATTACGCCAGCCGATAAGTTGAGACAATATAAAAGCCTGCCAAGGCATAAGCTTGGTAGGCTCTCCGGTATCGACATCCGGGCAAATAGCGGCGAAGTTTAAAATGTTGCTAACCTTGTTTAAGTCGTAATTGAACGGGAAGCTATGGTCACCTTCTAGCGAACGCTTTAGGTCTTGTATGTGCCTGAAGGCCGCAAGTTTAATTAGATATCCGGCTTGCTGTTCACCGCTAAGAACGCTTAATGCATAAGCTGTCCCCGGGTCCCTAAAGGTACTAATAACTTCTTCAAAATTTCCACGCTGATAAGCCCCAATAACGTCATGGGATTGTGTTAAGTCAACTCGGTTCACCTAACATCGCTTCCTAAGAACTTCTTCATCTCGGCGACTACATCAGGCTTCTTGTCAGGCGGCTTAATTGTTGCAAGATCTGCACGGCTCTTAGGTGACAGCCCTAGTTGAATGCCAATCGCAGTCATTTGCTTAGAAGCGTCATTATATATGGCTGTGGCGGGATTGCGCTTATATCCCATGAAGTCTTTTCCAACAACGTCTCCCGCACTATTTTGAACACTCCTGTATATGGCTTGCTGAACACCATCCTTTTTGATCGACTCGTATGCTTCTCGGTAAATCTCATAGGCACTGCAGTAGTTTTCAACCAAATTAGCATCGATGCGTTCAATCGCTGATTGTTGCTCTAAAACAGGTAGAACACGGCGCCACATTGCTTTAGCGATTCGACCTAAATAAGTTGGCGGTGTGGTCGGAAAATTGCCGTTGTGTTGGTCTTTATAAGCTTTTTTGACGATCTCACCCACCTCCTAACTTCGGGCTGACCCCCCCTAGGTAAAATTTTTGAAAATTTGATTTTGCCACAAGACAACAGCTGGTGTGCGCTCCCCGACTAGAGCCAGTAAGGGGGGGCGTCCAAAAAATTTCGCGTTTGTCATTCTCACTGCTGACGGTCAATCAGTTCAACTATCCGTTTTACGTCATGCAAACGTGGCGATCCCTTGAGCACGTTGGTTTGACCGGTGCCATAGTACGTTTTCTCCCAAGCTGTCTTGGCTTGGTGGCAGGCCTTGCAGCACGTGACAAGGTTAGACGCATCACTCATGCCGTTAGCATCAGCTTCGATTGGCACCACATGATCAACGATGTTCCCTTGTGTCAGTCTTCCACGTGCTTTGCAGTATTGGCATAGATAGTAATCTCGATCAAGCACCAGTTGACGAAGGTGCTTCCATTGTTGTGTTTTGTAAAACTTGTACTGTTCACGCTTGCTGACTGAACGATTGCGTGTGATGTGGTTGTACTTCCAATAGTCGCGCTTCTTTTCGTCTGCTGCAGCTTCAAATGACTTGTGCTGCGCGCAGTAGCGTGCCGGCCACTCCACAACGTTGTGGCAGCCAAGTGCACGGCAGCGATGTACTCTAGGCATGTGTGTCACTCCTCATGCAATCCGATGACGATTGCCAATCCGATAAGCAGTGTCATCACAGCAATCATTACTATCAGCGGCATGAATACTAGCAGCCAACTCCATGCAATCAAACCGAATAGCTTGGCCAGCACGAATATTAGTGTGAGCAGTAATAGGAAATTGCACATGCTAAATTGCCTCCGTGTATTGTTTAATCTTGTCAACTTGCAAGTCGCACCACGTTTCGTGGGTACCGTTCGCTTTATATACCGTTACTACTGGGAACGATTGATAGCCACATTTACGGAAACGTTCAATATCGCACTCGTCAGCTGTCACTGTTTGAACTCTCATCGCTTTCGATAGCTTAGCCACCGTACGCCGGCACTTCTGACAGCCGGGTTTAACATAGACAATTGCCTGCATTTTTCTTCGTTCTTCCCTCGTTAGTTCTTCAATAATTGCTTGCTCTGTGCGGCTAACGTATCCATAACTTACTCGTTTCATACCCGACATAGCTTACACCGCCAACTCGAATGTATAGCCGTGGGGATGTTTTTGCCTGCCACAAAGGCAAGCATGTACTCCAGTGTCCTTCAGTCCGAGAAGTCTCGAGGCTTTCTTAATACTGTCGAAGTAGTACCGGTGTCCTGAGCTAGTGATTACATAAACCGGACTTCCGTTCGCCTTTGCCATGCGTTCAATTAAAGTACCATACGTCATATTGTAAAGTCTTGTGCACCATTCCAGATTAGATACATTGTTGTTTGTCTTGTCTTCGTCTTTGTGGTTGACTTCGGGCAAGTTGTCGGGGTTCGGCAGAAATGCTTCACTCACAAGACGGTGAACGAGTTTTTGCTCAACTTTTCCATCTCGATGTAGGCCAACCTGAATATACCCAGCACCTGCTAAATTGAAAGCGAGCACTTTCCCTTTTAAGTGGTTTCCTCGCATATCCACACGGTCAAGACTCCTTACTCGGCCAAGATTGCTAACCTGATATAGTCCTTTGTAATCTTCAATATCTTTCCAAACTTCAGTTGAGTTCATAAGTGCACCGTAGCCTTTCATCGTCATAAACGAACGCATACAGCAGATGTTTGCCCGTGGTGAAGCCATTCTTAATCTCATAGGGATCATTTGGCTTTGCTGTTCCAAGCTGGCGCCACATAATGCCACGATCATCTTTAAACCGCTCGCTATGATAGTGGCCTGAGTGAAGTTCGTATGTTTTTGCCATATTGAATATCTTTTTGTACTCAAATGGAAAAAGTCCTGTCAGCTTGTCCTTGGCTACATCTCCGTGGGCGAGCATAATGCCAACATGCCCTAGCAAGTATGCACAGCGCCAGTCGGTTGCCGGATTGCTGTCATTGAGATCAACGCGCACTTGTGGATAGCGATCTATCAGCGCATAAAGAAAAGCGTATTCGAGATCACCTGAATGGTTACCGAACACGCTCTTGATTGAGACGCGATTGCTATATTCAATTGCCAGCGGAACAATTTGATCAAACAGCTTCACTGCATCATGGAATGCCTGACGCATGTTTGCGTGATCTAGCTGTGTCCCTCTAACCGTTTGTGTTGCATGAATCTGGTCACTATGGAACAGATCTCCCAATTGCTCGATCACAATCTCGTTGTAGCCGTCCATGATTATCTCTC